TGGGTCTAACGCTGGTTCGTTACCTTCGTAGAATCTATCGTAAAGGTCTTTAGTGTTGTTGTAGTCATAACCACTGTTTGGTGTTTGGTCAGCCGCAGCGTTTGGTGAACCATAAGGTGCGTAGTGAATACCTGTAGTAGCTAAGTTAGCTGGGTCAGTGTAAGCCTGAATGTTAGGTACAAAGTAAAATAATTTACCGATAGGTAAGTTCATTGCTTGTACTGATACGATGTCATTCGCTAATAATTTAGAGAATACACGTCTTACAATTGGGAAAACAACTGTTTCAAATGCACCTGTGTCAGATGTAGATGATGCTTCGTTAATTAAGAACGATGCTTGGTTTTCGTATAATTGTGCTACGTTTTCTCTCATGTGACCTTTAAGACCTTCTAAAAAGCCTAATTTGTCCCATTTGTTGATTGTGTCTTCTTTGATAACTTTAAGGTGTTTTAACCCGATGTTACCTACAAGACCTGATTCTAATAATGCTCCCATTTTAGTATTTGTTTTGTTTTTAAGTTTATTTTATTTTTATTTTTTTAACCTAATTTACCCATTAAGTCCTTCATTCTTAAGAATTGAGGATTTTCATAAGTTTTTGATTCAATTAGAGTTGTTGATGAACCTGTAGAAACTGATTTGTTTAGTTTTGTTGCTACCGATTCGTTAATTGATTTTGTATCCACAGTATTTAATTCGTCTTTGATTGACTTATAAAGATTTTTAGATTCTTTTAAAGTTTCAACATCATCGAATCTTCTTAGGATGTTTATTTTTTCTTTTTTAGTGGTTGAGTGTTCTGTGAACAATCTTGTTGCGTAAGCTAAGTTTGAATTAAAGATTGCAACTTCGTTAAGTTTTTCTCTAAACACATTCAACGCTTTTCTGTACTCTTCATTCTTTTCTCTCAACATTCTAACTTCTTCTGAAGTAGTTGATTCAACTTTAACACCATTTTTACCATAAACATAGTTTCTGTTATTTGTGATGCCTTTTCTTAATCCTCTACCTTCTTTGGAACCCATTCCGTATGTTCTAGCTGCTTCTTTTGTTTCAGTTTTTTCAAAAGCCTCTTTTCCTTTAGAATTTGTCATACCTTTTTTAGTTGTGTAATCTTCTTCACCTTTATGTGTTTTAGATTTATCACCTCTATTCATTCCGTAATCACCTTCTTTAGTTTCTGCTTTAACAACTTTGGATTTACCTCCCATATTTTCACCTTTCTTGTATTCGAATTTTGCTTTACCAGTACCAACTGATTTAGGACCTACTTTTTTCTTTTCATCAAATCCGCCTTTAGCTTTATCTTTGTAAGAAAATTTAGGACCTGAGCCCATTCCAACACCTTTAGGTTTGTAAGTTTCATTTCTTAAATCGTCCATACCATGTTCTTCTTCCATTCCAAGATAGTCAGAATCTGCGTCTTCTTCCATTCCAATATAGTCAGAATCTGCATCTTCTTCCATTCCAAGATAGTCAGAATCTCCATCTTCATCTAATGTGATTTCATAAACAACTTCTTCATCGTCAAAATCTTCAACATCTGAAGGTTCAACATCAGATACGTCACCGTTGTCAGAGAAAATAGCATTAATAACGTCATCAACCGATTCGTCGTATTCTCCGTAATTCATATGGTCCTCCATTTCGTCTAATTGAGATTCACCAAGCTTAACAAGATATTCTACGTCAGCATTATCATCGGTTAAATGAACGTTTTCACCATCTTTTTTTACAATGATACCGTCATCTTCACCCATAGCTTTGAATACTTTCAAGATTTCCTCGTCAGAAGCGTCAGTTAAATCTATTGGACTTTCTTCTGAATCCATGTCCATATCCATGTCAACATCCATATCCATATCATCTTCATCAGAGTCCATGTCTACATCTGTATCGATATCCATTTCCATTTCATCGTTATCAGCATCCGTATCAACGTCTGCATCTAAATCAATCTCATCTTCTTCTTCTTGTTCGGAAAGAGATTCTTTTACTAATTGGTTGATTTCTTCCTTCATAGTTGAAGCAAGTATTCCTTTTGCATTTTCGGCTATTGCTTCTTCAACTTGTCTCATTTGAATAAGAGCCTCTTGGACTAAAGATTTGTTTTCTTTCATGAAAATCTATTATTTTTACAATATAAATAGTGTCAAATAACAAAAAATTCACTTTCGAGGTTACACAATCTTACTTTTATTTTATAAAAAAGTTTGGAGCATAAAAAAAGTGGTCGTTAAACCACTTTAATTTTTTATTCAATAACTTCGTCAATTTTACTTTCCGATACTGAGGTTATCCTCCAATCGTTTGTAAATCCTTGATACTTTTCGGTAACCTTAGCCTCGACATCGGTTACTGAGAATCCTTTAACAAGTTTCTCTTCTCTGATTTTTTTGATTTTACCTGTATTCTCATCAGGTAAATCGTACTGAATTTTTGCTACAAAATATTTTTCGTCCATAATTTATTATTTTCCCAAATAATCGGTTAATTTTCTCATTAAGTCAACTCCTTTAGTTTGAAATTCCGAATTTTCAGGTGATTTGTATTTTTTTTCTTCTTCTAAGTTCTCTTCGTACTTATCTCTATCGTCAGGATTAGTGAATAAATAAGCCCCTGGTGTTGATGGAGATGATACTAAGTCAAAACATATTAATTCAAAATCATCTTGTACTTCATTTCTTTCGCCAACCTTTTTTAAGGAACCTACTCCTCTTGAAGAAACTCCCATAGTAACACCTTGTCTCATTAAATTAGCTGCTTGGTCTCCTTTAGTGGAAACAATACCTCTTTCATGAAAACCTGGTGATGTTAACAATTTAAGTTTACCCATTAAGATATTTCTATCCCACCATATCTCTGTGATGATGTGGGATACCCTATCTAAGTCAATTAAAGACGATTCAGGGTGATTAAGTTCTGAAGTGGATAAACCCTTTTCAATTGCTTTTTGATAGTTTATAGCTTCTCTCTTTAATATTCTTTCAGGATAAAATCTTCCGTTTCTATTTGGTGTATCGTATTTTTGTAATACCGCATAAAATTCAAAAGGATTTCTATAATCTAACTCCTTTGCTTCTCTTAACATCTCGGCGTTACGAATGTCTTTTGGTGATATCCAACCTGCGTCGGTTTCAACCAATATTCCATGACCTACTTCGCTTGCTTCTAAAATTCTTAATTGTTTCATGAATTCTTTTTAAGATAAATATACGATATTACTATCTTTTTAATATTAATCGTTTTTAGAAGGTGAAAATTCAAAGTATTTGTTTTGGATTACATTCTCTTTAACTATGTTTTTAATGATTGCTTTAACCGAATCTTTTATTTCAGGACATTTGAAATCTATTTCATTGTTGGTATATAAATTAACCTCTAAGTTTAAAAAAGATTTTTTACCGTGTGAAATACCACTTGTCCTAAGGTCCAAATCAACTATACTTTGTTCTTTAAATAATTCGTGGTTTATTGAGTTGAATACCGAATGTTTAATATCTCGGCTAAGATTACAAACAACTCTATTCCAATTGTTATGTTCAAATTTAGGTGTTACCCATGATTGTATGTTAATGTATAATGATTTTAAATTTTTTGAATCTACTGTTCCGTAGACAGATTTAATTGGATTATACAGATTTAACTTTACACTTTTTCCTTTTTTCATTAAGTTTCATATTGTCAATGTTTATTTATTTGTTAAAATAATAATAAAAATTAGTTCTATTGTCAAAAACTTTCTGAAATATTAAGATATTTGTATTATATGTTAAAAGTAGATGTAAAAAAAGATGGGATAGAAAAGGCCCTAAAGACATTAAAGTCAAAAGTAATTAAAACTAAACAAAATCAGATGTTGTTTGGTAAAAAAGAATTTGTTAAAAAGTCGGTGGAAAGAAGACAACAAAAGTTGAAAGCTTCTTACGTTCAAAAGATGAAATCTAAATTAGATTGATTCTTCTAAGTTCTTTAACTTAAGGAAATTAAGTTGGTCAAATTTTTCAACTTTCAATCTATCAATTGTTTCAGACAATTTTGTCTTAATTTCAAATTCATTTTCGTTTTCTAATAGAGTGTTCAATTTAGAGATTGTACTTTCTTTTAAAGTTTCAAATTTTTCTTGAAGTAATGAAGTATCTTCAGACATTAATTGGATGAATTCTTTTTTGGTTGATTCGTCAAGATTATCAAGATAACCCTTCATTGTTTGGTTTGCAATACTAACCATAGATTTTAAAGGAATATTAATTGATTCCTTTATAGTTTCAGGTTTTTGTGAAACCAATGTCTTAATCAAAGTCTTCTTTGATTGAACTCTTTCCATTAAATCCAATTTGTTAGTATAAACTAACGAATCAATATTAGAATATTTGTTTGAAACATTCTGATATGTTGTTTTTGGTGTTTTAATTGTTGGTACCAATTTTTGAATTAAGGTAATTCCTTCTTCCAAGAAATCTTTTGCATCGGCTTCGGTTAATCCTTGAGGTGTAGTTAATTGGTCGTATAAAGAATATAATTTTGACATATTCTTATTGTTCAAAACATTATGTTTGAACTCTTTTAACGATTTTTTAAATTCCTGCTCATTTTTGTAGGATTCTAATAAATTGTTTTCAATTATGGATTTAATTTGTCCGAAAGTCATTTTGTCTATTTTCAATATAAATATTACGAATTTAGTAACTTATCCAATTCTTTTGAAATTTCTCCCAAAGAATCTTGACCTTGATTCAAATTTAAAAATCTTGATTTTTCTGCAAAATTATTTTCTAATAAAATATTCATATTTGCCCTTTTAGATTCAGGTGTTACTTCACCTCCTGCTGGTGGTGCAGTTTCACCTCCTGCTGGTGGTGCAGCTTCTTCACCTGCTGGTGGTGGAGCTGTTTCAAAACCTCCTCCGCCAAATGATGGTACGGCACCCGTATCTTCACCCCCTGTAGTTGCGGCAGCATTTGCAGTTGCTCCTGAAGTATTACCATACAATTTGTCAATATTATCAAATAGACCTGTTTTGGTAATAACGGTAGGAGTTGCTTTAAGCTCTTCACCAACGGCTCTTTCAATTCTTTGTTGTTGTAAATCCAATCTAATTTCTTCATCAGACCAGTTAAAGATATGTTTCTTAGCCCAAGTTGATGATGTAGGTTGAATACCATTTCCTGGGTCGGCAACCAAATCTTTATACAATAACACTTTTTCTTTCCATACATCGATTTTCAATAAATCGGCTTGTGTAGATGGGTTAGATAAACCTAATGTAAAGTTTTGTAATTCGTCCTCAAATCCTAATAAGAATAAGTGAACAATTGCAATCTTGTTTAACTCGGCAATCATTGATTTTTGAATTCTGTTGATTGTACGAGCAAAACGGATATCTTGTAATGATAAGTTTTTACCATCACCAACAACTTCTTCAAATCCTAAGAATGCCTTAGGAACACGAAGTGCGGTTAATAATTTCTTTTGGATATATTCAATATCGGCAATTTCTGATAAGTTTGTTGCTCCAGGTAATGTTGTAATTGGGTCTGGTGCTGCAGGGTCACGAACAGGGATGAAATAATCTTGGTCAACCGCCATTTGATTGAATCTCATATCCACGTTTCCTGTTTTAGCGTCCACAATTTGTTCTCTTTTAAACTTGTTGGCTACACGGTTTACGTACGCTTCAACATCATCATCATTCATGTTACCCACGAATACTTTAAACATTCTTCTTTCAGGTGCTCTTGATGTACGATAGATTAACATCGCATCTTCTGACAACAATAACTGTTTCCAAATACGTCTTGCTTTCTCCAACATTGATGTACCATAAGGAAGTTTTCTGTCATCACCTAATAATCTAAAGTGAGCAATCTCCCATGATTGGAATTCCATGTTTCTGTTTTTCCAAGTAAAATGAAGAGCCTTTTTATTCTCGTCTTGTTCCTGTGTGATATCAACAGTAATTTTAGCAGTCACACCAACCTCATGACGTTCAATTTCAATTGTTGGTAATTGTTGACAACCAACAATACCTTTTTCAGGGTCTAATTTCATATAAACAAAATTATCACCATACTTACAAGTGTTTCTTGTCCACATTGGTAAGTTAGTATTGATGTCAAGGGCATTGTTAAATAAATCAGCTAATACTGATTTAATTCTTTTTGACTCAGAATAAATTTGAAGAATAAAACCATCTTCATTTGTTGTTGTAGATTCTTCAGAATAAATGTCTAATGCCGCAGAAATTTCAGGAGTATATTCCATCGATTCATAATCATACTGAGCAGATAATCTTGATGGTTCATAATAAATCGCTTGAGAATATAAGTTGTTTTCAACTTTAGCCCATTGATTTGTTAGATAAAATGTTTGTTGTGCTTGAAGTTTTTCTCTCTCATAATCATCACGATTTGGCGTACGCAGAAGTTCTTTTTTATCAAACTTAAAAGTCGGATAGTCCTGTTTCAACAGTGAATTTGGGCCGAATGTTTGCGATAGCCTCTGCCAGACCGTTAGATTTTGTTCACTCATATTACAATTTTACTAATTACTTTGATAATATAAATACTTATCAGGCACCAAATAGCCATCCGTATTTTTGGTAATCAGCTTTAGTGGCTTCACCATTATTACCCATACCATTACCTCTACCCATTTGAGGAACCATTGGATTAAAGAATTCAGAAGAGTTTTTGTTTTCATTAACAGTGGTTGCCCATGAGTTAATCATTGCTTTTGTATGATTGGTTACTTTCTCTAAAGATTGGAATGATTTTTCTGCAACATATAACGCCATAGAAACTCCCATGATACAGTCATCATGATGACCTTTTTGGTGGTCAGGTCTTCCGTTAATATAAATGAATGTATTCATTTCATTGTATAATCTATTTGAATATACTTTAAATCCATGTCTAACATTTTCTTCAAACGCAGATATAATTTGAACCCTTTTTGAGTTAAAGTTAATACCTGGTATTCTGTCATTAATTTTTGGGTCCCATTTCCATTTATTAGTTGTATCTACATTATCAACATATAATCCAGCTTGATATGATAATTCTTGTAATTTTCTTGATGTGGAAATACCCATACCTCCTGTGATATCAATTACACAGTAAGCATTATACATTGTTCCCCACTTATAAGCGATTTCCGCTACAACATCTGGTGGAACTTTGGCGACATATTCTAATACCTGTTCTCTTGTTTCAAAATCGATGATTTGGATACACGAGAAGTCCTCAGAGTCACCTCTTGATACATCGACACCCATTACATACTTATGTCCGTTTACAGGTTCTTTAAATATCCATAGGGAACCTCCCATTAGTTTGGCTTGTGGTTCACGTAAAGTATTTTTGGATATTTCTTGCATCAATTCAGATTCGAATACATTATCACCCGAACCTAAAAAGTCACATTCTAATTCCTGTGCTACTTTTCTTCTATCAAACTTTAACTTCTTAACCATACCCTCAAACCAAGCAGAACATGGTTTGTACCCTTGTTCAATATAATCGGTTACAACGGTATGGTCTCTTTCGTATGGATTGTCCATCGACAAATTAATGATATCTTTATCACTATATTCTTCACGATTTAATAAGAAATGTACCAAGTCAGGAGTTTTAACCATATACAAATCTTTTGTATATCTTGGGTCACGATACCAAAACATTTCAGATATTTTAAAATCGTTCATGTTTCTTAATGACTGGTCGTAGATTTCATAATAAATTTGGTCATATCCGTTTGGTGTGGATACAACGATAACTTTACCCCCTGTAGATAGGGATGCCATACAGGCTGACCAGAAATCTGAGTCTGCCTCGATAAACGCCGCTTCATCAAATACAAGAATGGTAGGTGTATAACCCCTCAAGGCATCTTTTGATGTTGCAACGGCTTTAACTTCACAATTATTATTAAGTTTAAAGTGTCTTTGAGAGTTTTTTTCTTTTGAGAATGAAATGCCAACCCACGGGGGCCATTGTTCAGTAAACCCTCTAACTTTGTTAGCCATCTCCATTGATGTATCTAACTTGTTGGCAATAATAAGGATTTTTTCAGGTTTGTTCTTTTGAGCAAATGCTAATTTTTTTGATATCCAAGCGGCGGTTACTGTTGATACACCCGCCTGACGATACTTTAACGCAATGTTTTCATTGTATTTGTCGTAATCTTCAATTAAACTAACTTGGTCGGGGAATAAATCTAATGGGACGTATTTTGATACGGTATTATCGTATGTCTGTAAATAAGTTCGAAGTGCATAAGGAGTATTCCTCATACACTTCGTTAACTCTATAATCAGTTGTTCTTTATTCACACATTTTATTTAGGTCTTGTTATGCCTAAACCATTTAAGAAATCATCTAAACCTTCATCGTCATCAGAATCAATATCTTCTTCTTCCTTATAATTTTCAAATTCTTCTTGCATTTGTTTAGCGTCTCTAACAATTTCTTCAAATCGTTTTTTAGCTTTACCTACTTTAGATGAATCTTCAGATATAGCGTTTCCTATAATTTCTAAGAATTCTTTGGCCTCTATTTGATATAGTAATACATGGAAAAAATTTATTAATCCTTTATATTGAGGTTCAAAAACGTCATCAGGTAATGCGAAACGTATTTTTTCAACAATTTCAGGTCCGATACGTAATTGCATTGGTTCGTTTGATAATACATCAGTTTGACCTAACACTTTTTCTCTCATACCAGGGTCTGAAGGTAAACCAGCTCTACCTTTAGCTTCTTCTAAACCTTTAATGATTTCATGACAAAGAATTGGGAAAATTAATCCTGTTGCTATAATTTTAGTGTCAGGTTGTTCTTCACCTTCCTCTCCTTCTTCATCATCAGCGTCACCTAATTCAACTTTACCTGCAACACCTTGACCAGTTTGACTCATCTGTTCAATCATCTGTTCCATACTAAAGTACATGAAATCATTGATTGCCATGATACCCAAATAATCTCCATATAATGAAGGGTCAATCGCATCTAATCTCGACTTAACGTCAGGTTTTTGAAAAAGGTAATGTCCTTTTTTTGCGGCTCCTTGAATAAGTGCGTTAATAATATTTCTTTTGTGTTTTTCTAATTCTAAAATTTCTTCGTCAGTTAACTCATCAAGGTCAAAAGATGGAAATTGTAATTTTTCCTCATCTTCTTCTTCCTCGTCTTCATCATCTTCAGGTTCCATTCTAAAATTACCTGTATCTGGCATACCTAAACTAGCGTCAATTTGATATCTTCCTTCAGGAACTTCAGCATCATCTAAAGACGCTTCTTTCGCCAATTCAATTAACTCATCTCTGTGAGCGGCTTCAATTCTCATGATGTTAGGAAGTTTTCTCATCATTTCTTGGTAAACCATACCTTGAACTTGTTTAGAACTTAAATCTTGAATACCAGTAACCTGTCTTAATTTATCGGCAACTTTTTGGAATCTTTTGCTAACCAATCTTTGAACATCCTCAACACCTTTTTTCATTGCTGGATTTGTTGCATACATCCCTTCAGGACTAGCTAATTTTCTTTCTAAATTTGGGTCCATTCTTTCAGGAGTTGTCCCGTAATCAATCTGTTCTTTTAATTTCCTTGCCATAAATTATTTTTCTAATAGTTGCATTATTACATCAATCACTTTTTCTTTTGCGTCTTCAGGTGAAACTTTTTTTGCTTTTGGTGCGGGATTTTCACCAGGATTTGGATTTTTGAAAGGGTTTGGTCTTTTACCTGGTTTTGTACCAGGTTTTGTTGGTGCTGGTTTTGTTGTTGGTGCAGGTGCAGGACTTGCTTCAACAATGTACTTGATTAAATCACCTTTAGTGATTTTTGGAGGCATGTTTCTTTCCACTATTTTTTCTATTTGAGATTCTAAAAACAAAGATACGGGATTTTTTCCTTCCTTCAATTGTTTTTTTACTGACATTACACATCTTTCCCATTTCCTTGATTTTCTTGGACCAACTTGTGCGTGACAAATAGCCCATGGATTTGGTTCTCCGTCTTTTTCTTCATTCATATCACCATCACTATAATTCCCAAATCCATCATTAGATGAAGGACCTACTTGATGTGGGTCTTGAGTTTCGGTATCTTTATTTGGGTCAGCAGTAACCACTTCTTCTTCATCAAGTTCTTTTTCAGCTAAACCTAATTTTGTCATTTTAGCTTCAATCCCTGTTAATTTTTGGTCTAATGCATCAATATTTTTAATTTGTCCCGCAACATTAGGATTTGTTACTTGTTCACCCAATAATTTTGAATATAATACATTAATTTGTGATTCAGTTAATTTACTAACTGTATTGGGTGATAATCCTTTTTCAACCAACTTGAGTGCTTTTATATTAGTTTTCATATACTACTTTTTTTTCAAATTCTAAAATTAAATCTCTTTCGTAGAGTTTATCTTTTATTTCTTGTTCGGTACTTCCAAATCTAAAAACCAATCTTTTTTGTCCTTCAGTTTCTTCGGCTTCCCAGGCTAATGCAACAACATCGTCCATCGCATCTATCATACAAAAAAAATCGGAGTTCTGAATCAATTCCAATTTTAAATCAGTATCTTTCAGAACTCCTACTTTCTTAATATATTTTATTTCAGGTGGTGTTGGATATCCATTGGAAGGTTTACTTTCCCATGAATCTCCCCAAACATCCAAACTATCTGAAAAAATAAACTCATACAAATTGTCTCCCTTATAGTTAGGACCTAGTCCATTAACATAAGTTAAATAACTCATAAAATTTCTCCGTTTGGTGTAATTTTAACTTGACCTGATTTAGTTTCAAATACTAAATTCTTTTTATTAGTGACACCAATAAATTTAGAATTAATATTTTCTTTTACAAATTTCTCAGCCGCCAATTCTTGTTCAATAGTCTCAGTCATTTTTGTTACTGATTCCATGATAGTTTTAACGATTGTTCTTTTTTGTACTTGTTTTTGTACTTGTCTTTCTTTTTGTTCTCTAATTTCTGATTTAGAAACCTCAAAGTATTTTGAAATAA